AGATCAACTGTTTTGTTCTGTTGTGCAAGTTCTACCAACTTGCTTTGTTCTTTGAGTGTGGTCACTGGCTTGTACCAGATTTTACTACCCCACTCAGGAACGTCAATTACTCTAAGTTCTCCGCCCAGTTTGGTACGGAAGTGTGCTGTTGCATTGGTTAAAATTGTACTCATTTGTATTTTCCTTTAATTGAAGTTAATGCGGGTCCAATAATACCTTGCCCGCCATTTGCTGGACGCATTCGCTTTGTGCCTCTATCTAGATATTGCACATAAGGAACGCGATTCTCAACGGTGGCTCCTTGAGCCTGTTTCTGACTTTTCCATCCCGATCTAGCGGTTCCTGTCCGTACAGGGGTATTTTGTTTGGCAGCAACTACAAAATCATCAGCCACTTGCACAGCAGTTTGTTGTATCCGCTGACGCAGTCTCAGATTTAGATCTGCCAATCCAGTAACTTGTACGGACAGGGTGGCCATTAAGCGTTACCTGACTGACTGAAACCACTAGCACCAGATCCCTGGAACGATATTGATGCTTCTACCATGCCATCCATGCTTGAACTTACGCTATAACCTGTTACGATCATGGCGTTGGCAAAGAACACGATGTCATTGCTGGCATCTTGATCAATGTAGAACTTGCCAGCGATAGTGCTTTCACCAACTGTACCCGCTGTTGGATTGAAAGCCACATTGCCACTGAAGTTTTCTGGATCAAAATACACATCCGCTGAGCCAGAGTATGAACTCATGCCCTTCACATAGGTTCTAGCATCAGTACCCATTGTGGTTGTTTCAATTGTGTCTGCAGTGATGTCAATACTGAAGTTTCTTACTGCTGATACAACATCTCCGTCGATGGTAATTGCACCATCATTACCTGTTAATGTAGCCATTGTCTAATTCTCCTTATGCTGTAAATGTGGCAGCACCGCTACCTTGGAAACTGATACTTGCTTCAACCATACCGTCCATGCTGCTACTAACACTGAATCCTGTGACGATGATTTCGCCAGAGAATTTGTTGCTAGTACCATCCAGGTACAGTTCTACTGTGATTGGGCTGTCGCCTACTGCACCACCTGTTGGGTTCAATGCAGCAACCACGCTGGCACCACCGGTGTAGTTGGCTGGATCAAAGTAGATATCAGCAGAGCCTGAGAATGCACTCATGCCTTTAACATACTGACGGGTATCATTACCCATTGTTGTTTTTTCAATAGTGTCGGCAGTGATGTCGACGCTGAAGTTTCTTACTGCTGCGATTGTGGTTGGCGTACCACTGCTGTTGTCAATCTTGACAACACCATTATTGCCTGTTAATGTAGCCATTATGCATCTCCTTTAAGTGTTATAATGTCGCCTGGCTGGGCTTGTGTTGTCACGCTTGCTAATGCCTCCGGTGACCCAGAGTCAGCAATGGGGGACGGATCCTCCACTACCGCAACTTCGGCTCTCGCCTTGGTTTTCTTCTCGGCAGCGGTAGTCCAGCCTGCTGCCTGATATTCTTGTTGTTGACTTGGTGGTATTGATCTTGCAATACCATTCTTGTGTACTTGTATCATTGTGTTTTTGCCTTTCTAGGTTTACGTGCAGGCTTTGCGGGCGCCGGCTCTCCTTCACGACGCAGACCTGCTTGTGCTGCCACTGTGCCTGAATCTACTACACGGCCCACTGTGGCCTCGGGTCGAGGTCTAAACAGGGCTGCAATTTGATTGATTATGTTCATGCTTGACTTCCTCTCAGATAGTTGTATGTGATCTCATATCTTAGACCAATTTCGCCTAGGGGTGCAAGTCTTGGCACCACTGTGATTTCTGTAATTTGACTGCCCAGCACACCTGCTGACTTCAAGCCAAGATCTCGATCAAGATCAAGTGCATCTTCTACTGCTGCAATCAAGTTGTTTCTCAGTGTGTCTATTTCGGTACCTCTAACAAAGCCACGAATGTCTATCACAATTGTGCCAGTGCGTCGACCCTGAGCAACGGCGCCCATGCTGACTGACTCACGTAGTTCTGTGTTGAAGTTTACCAGTAGTGCTGGAAATTGTGTGATGGCCAATTTTTCTACATCAAATGGCTCTCTAGTGACTAGTACCACTGCGGGATCCGCAATCTCTCGCAGCGTGATCACTGTGTTTTCAACAATGCGTTCTCTTAGACTCGTGCTCATCTACGTAGTCTCAAACTGGTATCACTGGCTTTCTCTGACGCACTGAATACGTCATCCTCATTGACATCGTAACGCACACCTTCACGAATGCAAAGATCCATTTCATGCTCAAAGCGTCCTTGATAATATTTCATCATCTCTTGGAAGCGATCAGCCTCTGGTTCAAATTTGCTTAGTTTGGGACTGATGTGATAGGCCAGTGCATGATATACTGTGGCCTGAGTCCATTGAGTGGGATCCAACAGGGCACTATTGATTAGATCAATGTCACTGAGTGCATATCTTTTTCTAAATGTTGGCCACCAGCGAACACTTAATACACGGATGATTTCAGTTTGACTACGGGCAAGTTCTGTGTCCCAGTCTAGGACACCAAAGTCTTGTATGGTTGGATCAACTGACAGGAGGTTGTCAGTCGTAGCGAATGCTGTCATATGAGAAGTCCTTCTTCAAAAATTATAGGAACCAGTCCTTCTGGCTCAAAACTATTTATACAAAACAAAAAGGGCCCGAAGGCCCTTTGTTGTGATTCAAGTGCTAGGTCAATTAAACAATGCTTGAGTCGAATGTTGCCAGGATACCAGCACCATCATATAACTCGCCAACACCGTAGATTGCTGAACCAACTAGGTCGAAGCCACGCTTGGTTGCTTCGCGTTGTGATTCAATACGGATGTCTTGCATGATTGCTAGACCCAGTGCGTCTTTGTGGAACACACCGCAACCATAGTCACCACTAGCATTGCTGCTCAGTGTTGATTGTGGTACTAGGCTAGATTGATACACAGGAACGCCACCCAGTGTGCCCATGAAACCATTACGCAATGCATCGTTACCAACCTGGCTGGCAGGTGCGGCAAAGGTGCTGGTCAATGTGCTGGCCACATCATATGCAACGGATGGATGCAATACGATTGCACAGTCATTGGCTGTGTCGTAACCATTGGCACGTAATTTGGCAATTGCCTGGAACAACAGGGCTGCTGTTGCTGTGGTACTAACACCACCAACTGTGCCTGAGAAACTGTTGAACAGAACCATCAAGTCAGCGTCCATTTTTCTAGCGATTGCTTCGCCGAACAAACGACCAATGTCTGATACAACATTGCTGCTTGCTGCCATGATTGCTAGATCACTGATCTGTGCAGTTAGGCCAACTTCGCTCACAGTCAATGTGGCACCATCAGTGCTGATTGCTGTGAAACTTGGTGCAGTTGCTTCAGTCAAGGCTGCTGCTGTTTGTGTTGGATAGATAGGAACTGTAACAGTCTTACCTTGTCCAGCGTTTAGGGTGTAGTTACGAACTAGTCCACGCATGATGGATTTTTCGCTTGCTACGAATAGTGCTTCGGCGACGATGCTGGGTAGCAGGTCGTTTAGGGTGGTTGTATTTGTTGTCATTTAAGACTCCTTAAGTTAAGTTTTAACCAATACCGTTATCTTTGCGATACTGGCGATATAAGTCACGATGTGCTGGATTTTTCATGTCCAATTTCGTGATGTCTAATTTGCCTTGGCCAGCATTGGCAACGCTGTTCTTGGTGTTGGTTGTAGCAGGGTTTGCTTGTACAAAATGCGGATTCGAATCTAGGAATTCTCGCACTAGGTCTTGCACTCCCAACAGTTCTCCGCTGTCTGAATAGCGTACTGAACCTTTTGCATCTACTACTTCTACATCACCTTCAGGATTAAGTCTTACTGAGTTTGATAATAATGCTTTCACTTGATCTGCGTTTACTGCACGATACTGTGCTGCTGCTGCAAGCAAAGGCGTATTAACTTTGTATTCTTTAATCACGCTGTCACGTTTCTGGATTTCGGCATCCTTTTTTGCAGCCAAGGCTCTTAATGTTTCGTCAAATTCACCACGCTTGATCTGTTGCTCCTGTTGCTTCCGCTCCCATTCAGTTTTAATTGAACGTAGTTCTTCAGGATCGCCTAGATCTTCGTAGGGCTTGAGAAGTTTCTTCTGTAATGAACCCTTCATACGGGCCATCATGTTGTCTACTTCTTCTTGACTATAAGTCTTGGTTGCCGCTGCCTGATTATCAAGATTATCGCTTGTGGCATCAGTTGCCGTATCGTTTACCAATGAATTGTCTGTCATTGTGCATCGCCTCCTATTGAGTAAGTTTGTGATTTACAAAAATATAAATCTGTGTTATTATTTATGTTATGGGAAAACCTAATAACACTTTAGAACATTTAATGAAAAGAGTCATTGTTGACGCAAATGGCTGCTGGGTCTGGCAAGGATCATTAACCAATGGTGGATATGGGCAAACACGATATCTTGGGAAACTTTGGCGGGCTCATAGACTATTTTATACTCTACTAGTAGATCCTATTGCAGATCCTAAAACCTTTGTGTGTCATCAATGTGATAATCCTCGTTGCGTAAATCCCAATCATATGTTTTTAGGTGACAATCAGGACAATTTAACGGACATGGCAAATAAAGGTAGAGCCCGCAATCAATGGACTGGTAAACTGAATAATTAATTAATTACTTCTTTTTGCGTGGGTTCCGGCATTCTCAATCGAGTCAGAAGTGCCCGGTTCTGTTGTATCAAGCAAGGCACAGGTGGAGCAAATGCACCATATTCTGGATGTGCCCATAGCCATTCATCCTCACCGTGGTCTCTCTCAGCACACAATTTTTTCAAACGTCTTCGACTGAGATCCAACACATATACCCTGGCCAGGAACATGCCCAGGGGTATGATACGGCGTCGTGATCTCACTATGTCAATACGATTACTCGACCAGGCTGGCAAACTCCAGGGACACACGGAATTTATGCTGGCAAAGTATGCAAGCCAATCAACGCTTTGGTGGCTTTTTGCCCTTACCACGTCCACGGCCCTTCATTTGTGTTTTTGCGAGTGTTTTCATTTTTTTTCTCCAGGGTTAGGTTTTTGATTGTTTTGGTCTTTTTTACCAAATATGTTATCCCAGTTTGCGTAAAACCGTTCTCTATCGCTGGGTCGATAGATACTGCCCTTGCCAGCATCATGATGATAACTGTCAATGGGATCGGCTTTCTTTGAGTTTGTTCTATTGCTTATCATGATCAATTGTCTCTTGCGGCTGCTGTGCCTGCGTCAATTATATCTTGTAACACCAATTCAGGATGTAGTGCTAGTATTTGAACATTGCTGTAACCTTCCATCAGCATGCCTTGTATGTGTTCCTGTCTTGCTTGTGGGCTCATGCCCTCAAGACTGGGATGTTCTTCTGATTCATTGTCAACAACACTGGCTGGCTCAGCAGCAGGTGCAGGTGCAGGTGCTGCTGCTTGCAAACTGGCCTGTATCTTCTCAATCTCATCAATCTCGGCTTGATACATGGCCTGTTCTCTGGTTTCTTCGTACTGGATCTCGTAGCGTGGATCTTCCAGCAGTTCACGCACACGGTATTCCAACAGGGCCTGTGATTCCACAGTTTTGATACTGCCAGCAATGGTTTGTAGGCTGCGTAAGGCATTGGGCACATCACGCACATCAAAATCATCTGGATATTCAATTTCACCGTCAAATGATGTGCCTTGATACATGGCATACCAACGCCAAATTTGTTCTTCGGCCAATTCCAGGTTGTCACAGAACTCGGCCAGTCTAGCATTCAACAGTTGAAATTCTGTTTCCATTGCCACACCTGACAGGCTACGACTTTCTGTAGCACGAACAGCACCTGTGTTGGCCATCTTGTCAATGCTGTCAACTAGACTGCGTATGCTGGTGTAGATCTGTCCAATGTCGGTGCTGACTGTGAGCAAGAATGGTTTCAGTGCAGGGTCTAGGTTGTCTGGCATTAGGGCAATGGCACCTGCTCCGGCACTGGCTTCAACATCGGCTGTCTTGACCAGGGTTGGATGTCCATTGATACGGATGCTTTGTTCTACTTCACTGGAAAGATTGTAGATCATTTTCTGTGCATCAGCAATGTCTGATATCATGCTGGCACCAACGCCACGCACCGGACTGCGATTGGCATACACAATGGTTGCCGGTATGCGACCAAGACCGTTGGGTTCAACAATCCTATCAACCAGTTCTCTTGTGTTGTGATTTACTTGGCTTGTGATGATCTCTTGTTCAGTCCATTCTTTGATGGTACTGAAACTGTCATTGACTTCTTCCACATACTTTAGATAACTCAAGACGTATGCACCTGACAGTTCTCTACGCCAAGTCCAATCTGTGACTGTGATTGGCGTGATTAGATTCACGTATGGTCTAACACCTTGTGCCAGTTCATCGGCTCTGGTGGCACTATTGGTCTGTGGCTTTACTGTTAGTATCCAGCAATGACCAAATACTGCTGCCCATATGGCTGCATCACGCATGAATGCATCAATGGTTCTACCGTCATGATCTGCGTCGGCTAGGAATTCTTTTAGATTCACATCCGTGGTTAAACTACCAAAGTCACGTTCGGGACTGGATCTAAACATGAAACTGGTGTACACACTGATAATACTTCTGCAGTGATTGTCCAGGGGAGTGGTGTTGAGTCTTGCTGAATACTCCATGCTGGTTTCATTGAAGTATTGAGTCAAGTGCTGTCCGTCTCTATACTCTTGACCGCCAACGTAACTTTCAAGTAGAAACTGCCAACGATCTCGATTGCGTTGGTATAACAAATTTTGTGATGTCACGCTGTTGTAAGCGTCGGCTAATGTTCTATCCATAATGTATCCTTATTTATACGGTTGCAATTGCGTGGCCCCAACGTGCGGGCTGTGCTTTCACTGTTCTTTCTCTTGTGACAGGTCTCAAATATTCAATACCGTAGCCGATCGCATCGTTCATGTGATCAAAGCCCGCGTCCTTGTCTGGTATCTGTGTGCCTTCTTTGTAAATCTGTTTCTCTAAACATTCAATCACTCGACGGCATTTGGGATCAATCTTTACAGCCACGTGATTGTCTGCACTCAGCAAGGCAGCATTGACTGCATTGATGCGATCACGCACCTGTGGATGCGTTCTATGATAAAATACCCTGAAGCCAGCATTTTCTAATATTGTTATGTCGGTTCGTCCGCCTGCTGAGGTTTTGCGTTGCACTCCTGCAGGATCGGGGTAGACTTTGACTGACTGCGTGGGGTATCTTGTGCGTATCTCACTCACCAACTCATCGGTGTTTGATCCGTATATGGTGATCTCATCTATTATGTGAATGCCTGTTCTGGTGTCGACTGCTACTGCTGCTGATATTGGATTCACGTTGAAGTCGCAGAATACCAGGACCTCTCTTGGCACGGGATCACGATACTGTTCAATGTTTCTATCACGATCAAAATTGTAATATATTCTTCCGGCGTAGGTTTCAAATGTGGCCTCGTACTCTTGCCTAAACTGTCGCTCACTGAGGTCTCTGCGTGCCTGTTCTATTTCTTCTGCACTAACATTGCCGCCATCAATTGTTCTAAAGGTCCAACTTGACCAATTGCTATCCAGCGTGGATCTATTGTAAAGATCAAATGCCCAATTGCTGGTGCCCATGGGTGTGGTAATGAACATGGCATGCCCACCTCGATCACTCAGGGTTGGTCTTATTACTTCAGTCCAGGCCTTTTCGTCAATCATGGCAAACTCATCCATTACTACAAAATCCAAGCCAACACCGCGTAGGCTGTCAGGATTGTCGGCACCTCTAAGACTGATTGTGCTGCCATTGCGTAGTGTGATAGTGAGATCTGATTCATTTATTCGCTGTACCCAGTTGAGGTCTTGCAGTCTCCATTTGATACTGTCCCATACAATCTGCTTGGCCATTCTGTAACTGGGTGCAATGTACCAAACTCTACGTCCTGGTTCACGGGCTGCACGGGCCAGTTCTCTTGTGGCCAACCAGGTCTTGCCCCATCTGCGTCCGGCCACAATTACTTTGAATCTTGCTGTGCTGGTGGCCACTTGTTGCTGACCTAGGTTTAGTGGCATTATTCATCAGTCCATGGTAAAGGTTGCTCATTGTTGGCACCTGGATTATCACTTTGTCCCAGTAGATTTTTACCCAGCCAAATCAACATGACTGCATTGCCACTCAAGGCCAATTTGAGTTGACTCATTCTAAGACTTTGCTTAAGATCCTCGCGACCCTTTGCTATGATTTCGCTGAAGTTGTATCTTAGGGTGTTTTCAGCGATGTCAAACCAGCGGGCTATTTCCATTGTGCTACAACCAATTGCTGCCAATTTGTAAACATCTTCGGGCATGACCACTCGTCTACGCATGCCACGCCCAACTTCAAAACCCCATGCTTCTACTGCTTTTAGTTGTTTGGGTCGATTGCCGGTCTTGCTGGGATCGCGAGGTTCTGGCTCCTGATAAGGAACTACTTCAACTTCTCGATCGTCCGGTACATCTGCTTCAGTGTTAGACATACCGCTTTTCTACTTGAATTCTAAATCTACGCACATCAGTAAATCCACCAGTTGTGGTTATGGTGTTTCGTACTGTGTATATTTCACCCGCAGCACCTGAACTGATTGTGGCACTGGCCACGTTGGTCACTGTGCTGACTCCGCCTATGTTGAGATTGGCTGCGGTGTGGGTGCTTTCTTGCACAAAGGTGGATGTGGCGATTGCGTCACCTGTGGGCACCCAATCCGACCAATCTACAGAATACTGTAGGCTGGCTGCTGGGTCTTTGGTAATGTAACTGCCTACGATGTCTTTTCGGTAGCCAGTTTGACTTAGTTGTGTCATTGGTTGTATCTCCTTAATCTGTTGCCTTCAAGTGTGGCTGGGTTGATGGCGATTCTGTCGCGTCGGGTTTCTGGTTCAACCACCAGGCCTCTTGTTTCTACCTGAATAGTATTTACTCGTGTTTCAGGCCCCACTTGGATTTGACCTGTTGCGGCCGGAATCGCGATGCGTCTTGACTCTGGTCGGACCACAGCAGTGAAGTAATCATCAATTCTAAATGTTGAACCTGCTACTACAAAGTCTGCCGTGATACCTTGTGTGACTGCAAACTGACCAAATAGCGTATATCCTGCAAATGGTTCTAGCGTGATTGGACCTATTTCTAATACACTTGGGCTGGCGAATCCTAGGAATAATGCAGGTACCGCGAGTGCTTGCAAATCTATCTCAAGTGCCACTGTACCCAATATGGGAGGAGCAGCGATTGCTTGGACTGATAATTCCAATGCAATCTCAAGTTGTTGTTGTATTCTCTTGGTTATTACAGCAAATCCTGCAGCAGCAAATTCAATTGCTAGGTCTGCTTGTAATTCAACAGACTGACCAAGGAATAGATCAGGCACAACAAATTCATCAGTCAATTCAGCAGCAATGGCTCTAATCACACCTGCACCGCCTGTGATGTATGGTGCTATGTCAAGTGCTGCGTCTGCTGCCAGTATGACTCCGGCCGTAATTTGAAAGCCTGCAATCACTGTGGTACCAAAATCTGCTTCCAGTGAGATTGAACCATCAGATCTAATAATACTGCTGTCTGCCAGCGTGGTCAAATCTATTTCGGTGGTAAATGTGTCGGTAGCAGTATTTGATTGTTCAAAGTATCCCAAATCTGCGTAATCGGGATCCACATAATCCAGTGCCAACGTAAACACACGATTGACGGCAGTTGTTTCACTGTCAACCTCAATTGAGGCTTGTACAGTTCCGCCCGGTAGTAATCCAGGTACTACATCATCTAGTACAGCATCAATTGTGATATCAACCGTGGCCTGTTGTATCCGGCCCGCTGCGGCTGCAAAGTCCACATCAATAGAATTCGCCATGCTGATACCAATCAGCAGTTGTGCTGTTGTGGCGTGGACAGCATCTTGGGTGTATTGTTGTAGTAATGGTCTATCAGGTGTGAAACTTACTGACACATCAGACTGTGCAAAATAATCCAGGTCAGCGTAATCTGCGTCCACATACAGTTCACCGGCTAGTGTGCCTTCATGTACACCATCGCCACGATCAACAAATCTAAAACCAGTCAAGTTTTGTGCTTGGGGTTCAAAATCCGTATCAACCACAAGTTCTGATGCGGCTGAATGTAGAATACCAGCCACGACTGTTAAATCATGATCACTGGTAACAGTACTGCCGGTACTGTGTAAGTTTACTTCCCATCTTCTGGCGGTGGTATACACAAATGCAGTATTCACATCCCAGGTACCTGATGGTTCATTGGCTCCAGTGAACTTTACGGCGCCAATACTGGTATTAGCAAAAAACTTTACATCTTGTATTGTGTTGGCAGCACCACCAGTTACATTGGCAGCACTAATAAAATATTCCGCATAAGGACTATAAGCAGTTCGAGGTGTCACTGCTGGAGCAGTTATACTATCAACAGTTTCCTGAGTATTGCCGCCAATGTGATTGACAGATTGGAATGTCCACAGTTGTCTAACAGTACCGCTGTTGGATGCAACTAGGTTCCAGGCCAGTTCCCAACGACCGTTGATCAAGATTTGGCCTTGTGAGGCTGGAATGGTACCACCGCCAGCAAATGTGTAACTGGTTATTGTGGTATTACCAGCAACAGGCCAATTGGTTGCACTTAAATTGGCTTGTGCAGCCGCATTGGCAGTATATTGAAATCTATAACGATTGTTCTCTTGTCTTACAAAATTAGTTAAATTAACTATCTTCGTAGGATCATCTGATGCACCTGGAACATCAAATGTTGCGGAATCAGATCCCGCAGGCGTGTACCAAATCCGGGTAGTGGTCATTGGACCCGTACCTGGATTACGCTAAACTAATCGTGAGATTGTTAGTTGCGATTTGGAATGTGTCACCAGTCGTAACAGTCTTGGCCACAGTTAGGTTACCGTAGGCAATAACGTTACCACCAGAGACAGTTTCCATCACTGCCAGTGCTGTGACTTCACCATTGTAGTTTGCTGATGCAGTTGGGAATGTGACAGTGGCATCATTGGTAATGCTACCAGAACTAGCAACGCCAAAACTGACCAATTGTCTAGCATAACTGCCCTGTGTAATTTCGTTTGTGAGTGTACCTGCTTCTAGATTGCTGGCCACAGTTGCAGTATTTCCGAAGAATAGTGCTACATAGATACCTGCTGATCCGTTGGTTCCGGGTTGTGTGAGTGCGTTTCTTGCTGTGCCATCTGTGCCTCTACGGAACAGGTGATTCAATACAGCATTTTCATATGTGTTGCTTAAAGCATTAGCCATCTTGTATTTCTCCTAGGAATAAGTGCTTGTGCGGCTCAAAAGGTCGCTCAAATATTTATACATTATAGGAAACGGCGGCTTTGGGAAACTTCATGATCAACCAGGTCACTGTTTCAGGTTCAACATCAAACCTATAGGTCACTGTGGTGTAGTTTTCTGCTATTTGTTCGTACACTGAGATTCCGGGTTGATAGCCTTGGTCAATCAGCCAGGCTATTTCGGGATTGGCTTGTCTACTAGAACCTGAGATGATATCAGCAAAGTCAATTGATTGCTCGTGCAGTAGTTCCCAGGGCCAATACTGCTCATAGATCACTTGTTGCAGTTTCGTATTCAATTGATCTTCCTGATTGCATGATCCAGAATGTCATGTCTCGTGGATCAACACGATATTTTAACAAACAGGCAACGGTTGTTGACCCAGGATCTCGATATGTTTGATTTTCGTAGGGCATGTAGCCCATGTGTTTGAGTTCTTGCAGTTCATCGTAAAATGCGGGCTGATTGATAATGCTGTAGACAGAATCAGTGGCATACTTTACTGAGTCCCATAACTGACAGACTGTTAGAATATCAAATGATTCTGATCGCGAAGCGTATAGTGTCAAATTCTTTATCATCTAGGGCTGTCATCCAGTTACTGATTTCTTCAACGGCATCACATTGTTTTGCACTAAAGTCTCTTTGAGGTGTTTCAGAGTATAACATATTTTCCAATATGCCTGCAACCATGCTTTCCGGGCTGTTTTGTCCGTCTCTACCTCGGGGTAGTGTGGTTCTTCTTCTACGCCACCATTGATCTCTCAGTGTTTTGAGATCTTCCGTGGTAGTTGTGCTCAAGGTGCTCATACGACACAGCACCTTGAACAAATAACTAATCAACCAGGCGTGTTCCTCCGGGTTGATATTCCGGTATTCGGTTTTCGCTGCCGCCGTAATGGGCATGAAGTATATTGTCTTGGTCATTTTGGTTTTCTTTCTTGAATACAGTAATGGTCTGGCGATGTCCAGTCGCTAACCATTGCCCTGGGGCACTTTCTTTAAAACATTGATCTCTTTCCTGATCTGATCTAAACCAGAATCCCCAAAAGTGTCGGCGTTCAACACCTGGCTGTGTAAATCTTACTGCCACAAAAGGAACAGATGTTGTTATGCGTCTTAGCCCGGGTTGATTGCAATGCCAGGCCGGAGTCAACAGCATACAACTGCTGTAGGTTTGTCCATTCATGACTCGTTGCGGAATCAAGCATCCAGCAATGTATCTAGTGTAGCCCGCAGGCCATTGTTGATATGGTGACATCAATCGGAATCGCATGCTGGCACCTTTAGGTGGGTACTTGACCCTATTCACAGGTGAGGGCATCAATTCTGACACGCTCCATTGCTTGTTGTTGACTAGGATATACTCAGGAATAACAGCCCCTGGCTCTTTGATATGTTTGCCCATACAGTATTTAATCAGATCATAAAAAAAGCCCCTTTTTTGGGGCTTGTGATTGAGTTTTGCAAGTGCTACCCTGCTAGACTCCAGGAGATCCATGACACAGTTGCTTCGTCCCAGGAATACATTTGACCATCTGTAGGACATGCAACAGGTGCTTGCCACGTCCAGGTTGCAGTGTTCAATTGCCAACTGGGGTAAGGCGCAGGTGCATAGAATACATCATTTTCTGCGTCATAGATGTGACCTTGACCAGCAAAGTTTGCACGCAAGGGTGTTCCGCCCAGGATGTGTTGATTGCCACGTGTGTTATAACTGGTTTGCACCCATTGACCTGTTTGTGTGGCAACAAAATCAGCGTCAGCCACAATCACTTGTGTTACTAGTCCATTTTCAATTTTGGCGTAATGGCTCATTATGCTGTGTAACTCCCTGATGATGTAAATTTGATTACGGTATAACTGCCGTCTGTGGTAACTGCGGGCGAGCCAGTGGTTGTTCCAGTATATATTGAAGTTGGCATACGGAATATCACAACACCAGATCCACCAGCCCTTGTAGTGGTCCAATTGTTGGGACCGGCTCCTGCTTCATGACCACCACCACCGCCACCGCCAGTGTTTGCAGTACCATCTGTACCATTTAGTTGGCTTGTACCATTATAGTTACCAACACCACTGTTGCCGCCGCCACCCTGACCACCTGCAGAAATATAAGGAGTATAATCGCCTAGACCATTTGGTCCACCTACGGCACCGCCACCACCACCGGCATAGTATGTTGCAGTACCAGTAATGCTACTCTCAATACCATCGCCGCCAGCACTGACACCAGTGCTCTGATTTAATGTGGGACTTTGGCCCACAGCACCTGCGCCACCACCACCACCAGATGGAAAAATACCATTTGAGCCGCTGCCGGAACCAGCACT